GGCGATATTCGTAAGCAGGAACCACGCGTAGTTGGACGTGAGGAAGTCCATGACCATGTAGCCTTCGGGCAGGCCGCCGGCGGTCGACAGAATCGCGTTCACATCGTTGTCCGCGGTTCCGGGCCGGAGCTCGGTCTTGGTCAACCGAATGGCCACTGGCTCCAACTGCGGCGGCACAATGAGTTTGCGACCGCGCGAGAACATGCGAAGGCCGGCTTGATCCTTGAAGTTCGTGCGGATGCTGACCATGCCGTTCAGGAGCGTCGCTTCGTTCAGGTCCACGGCCGCCGTCGGAATGTTCGCGATGGTCGTACCGTCGATCGGGTGGGCCGAGGAGCACAGCGCCACGCCGTCGCCGTTTACCTTGCTCGAGTAGGTCGTCGCGGTGTTGAGGACGTTCGCCGCGTAGATTTCCTCGGTTTGCCGGAACGACTCGATCAGTCCCAGGTTGCTCGGATGAAACTGCGTCTTGTACAGGTTGTCATCGATCGCCTTACGGGTGATCGCGTAGCCGAGTGCGATCTCGGTGTGCTCCTGGTTGTAGACGTAGCGCTCGCCTGAGAGGTTGTCGAATTGAGTCTGGCCGCCCTCGGTCTTGAGCTGCGCGAGCCCCAAGTACCGCATCTCGGCCGTGCGCTCGAGAGCGAGTTTCGAGTCGAACTTGGTGAAGACTTTGTCCCACTGCCTGGGTATTTGTTCGTACTTTCCTGTAAGCCCACGCAGTCCTGGGAGCAAGAGATCTTTGATTGCAGCTAGGTTGATAGCCATGTCTCATTGCTCCTAGGTATTGATCGCCGTGGCGTTCTTGGTTTCGACGTTGTTAAACGCGACGACCGCCCAGTTATAGGCGCCAGCTGCGGATCCATTTTGTCCAGGCGGATCAATCACAAGAGAATTCAGTCGCCACGGGTATGCCGCTGTCACAACCCCGGTGTGCAGGAGATAAGCTCCCGAGAGTCCATTCGCTGCGGTACCGGTGCCGATGTTGAAGTCGAAGTTTGCGCCTACTCCGCCCTGCGTAACCCCAGTAGCGTCTGACTGGCAGAGGAACTGGGCCATCGGATCGTTGACGATCCATGCGGTGATCGAGGACTGATTTGCGCTCGTAACATCTGAGCCCGGCCAGTAGTTCGACCACACGGTGCGCTTCTGACTGGTGGAGAGATATTTACAGCCGATAAAGATACCGGCCATGGTGACGGTTGATCCGGCCGCATTCCCAGCTGCTTGGGTGATAGTGCCATCGCCTGACCCCACGCGAACGACGGGATCGCCGTAATAGATGGCGCCGGTCGAATAGTCGATACCGCCGTTGCCGTTCTCGGTCTGCTCGTAGGTAGGCGATGAACCGGTGCCCTGGAGCTGCCAGAAACCAAAGGGGCTATTGGTGTTAGCCATTGACGATACCTCGTCAGAGGGTCGTCAGGCGCTACCGGAGGCTTGAGAGACCTACAATCGTTTCTTACAAGAGTTGCACCGGGCAACTCGGTTGTCAGCCTTATCCCACACTCACAATGAGCGTGTCAACTTTTACGCGCCGCAGCATCGACAGACTCCCAATCGTCATCGTTGGCGGGAGCGAACGTTGAACCCAACCAATCAAGCTGCCTTTTCTCATTCATAAGCTCATAGTATCCCAGGTAGAGATCATAATATATGGCTCGATCCGGGAACCTAGATGATAAATTACCATTTGCTCAGCAGCGCACTGTCGATAGCATTTGGGCGAAAAGTAAGGGAATGATCAATGACATTCGTCCTTACACTTTGCCCAATCCTCAACAAGTCTCTGTTTTCAGCTGAGAGGACGTTTACTGAGGGCTGATTCTCATACGGCAATCCGGCGTACCCATCATCGTGATACATGCCTCCGCCGCCTAGATCCAACTCAATTTTAGCCATCATGATTGATCCTTCTCGTTCCCCTCAAAACCTTATAACAGATGTAGATTTCAAACTATTTACCCAAGATCGCGCCGACAGATTTTGAAGCCTTCCGCAAGCTTCTTGAGCACGATGTCGGTGCGGGCTTCGAGGAATGGCTGGAGCGCCACCGCAAGCGCATCGAGTATTACGGTAGAGCCAACATCACTGAGGTAGACGTACACTCGAACGAGTTCACCCGGTTCTGTAACGCGAAAAGCCTCGCATATGACGGTGGGTCCCTCCTCGCGTTCGCCGAGTCGATCGGAAAAACTAATCCGTAGAACCTCCGAGAATCTGTCGTCGCCCGTCCGCTCCGCAACATAAACGGCTTTCTCCACAGCGTGCCGAGCGGCGTCTATCGCGCTGGGATCGATTGCCTGGTTATTTAACATAATCAAACTGAGACACTACCAACTTTTACGTCTTCGGAATCTCAATCGCCTCGTACGATTTCTTGATCGAGTTGAGCGATTTGCCCTTGTTGTCCCGCTCGAATGGCGAGTTATCGCCTGCTGGATTTCTCGTGAATTGCTCTTCTTTCCCGCGAACCAACTCACGCGCTTCGCGCTTTTCGTTATCTCTCGCTTCGTCGCTGATCTCGGCCGGGCGTTCCATCAAGCGCATTCCCTCGCGATCAATCGTGCCACCTTGGTAGCCCAACGGCATCATCTCGGGGTGACGGTTCGCCGGAACCGCTTCCCAGCCTCGCTGCCGCAGGCTTATCTCGTAAGACGGATCGGTCTTCCCGAGAACGGTATTCATGCGCCACTCGTAAGTCCATCCGGGAGGCACAATCGAGAGATCGAATTTGAACTTGTCGCTCCCCGGATCGAAACTGCTGTGTTCGCGTAGCTCGGCGGCGCGACGACGGGCCCGCTCCATCGGATCGTTGGGATCCGGCTCGGCCGCTGGTGCCGCTCCCTGGGGCGCGGACGGGGGCGTTGGAAGCGGTGCGTGCGGTTGCTTGGAGCGCAGCGTGAGTGTCGTGTCTTCGGCCATATCGAAATCCTCAGTTAAATCTGCGCAGAAATTTTAGAGCTCAATTCAATTTTCCCTCTTGCCTCAAAAGCACCACTTGGCGCGCATATTCTTCCGGCGTCATGTGATTCAGTTTTGCCGCCTCGACTTGTTCGGCGGTGAGCGTGACGACGTTCGATCGAGTCGCGCCCGTGCCATTCCCCGACCGCGTAACCGGCGCCGACGGCGGCGCAGTCTGGCGCGAGGGGCGCGTGGTCGAGGGGCGCGCGGCATCCGCGCTCGGATCCTCATCGATCTTAACCTCTTGGCGCCCGGATGGGATGCGCAACGTGTCCTCGACAGAGGCGAAGTACTCAGGCGTGTCTGCCGCGAACCCGTCAGCCATGGCGAGTTCGTGCGCGGCGACCATCTTGCGGTACTTGGCGGGATCGCGAGCGTATTCGGGATGCGCTCGTACCCAAGCCGCCGATTGTGGCGTCAACTGCGAGGCGACGCGCTCGACCGGATCATCCGCCTGGCGCGGCTGGGCCTTGGGCGCATTCTCCATCGCCGTTTTGCCGCGATTTAGGTCATTGAGCTTCGCTTCGTTCGCGCTCATCTCGCGCTGCGCCTTAGCGGCCGCCGGATAGTCCTGAGATGCGAGCGCAGCGGCGTATTTCTCCTCAAGTGCGTCGTTCGCCTGCGTCAAAGAGGCGATGGCGCTCTTGACCAAGTCGAGTTGCGTGCCATGCGACTCGGTTTTCGCACGCGCCTCGCCTGCCGCGGCCTCACGAGCGCGGTTTTCGGCCGCAATGCGCGCTGATTTTTCGTCGTCCAGCTGTTTTTGCAGCTTTTTCAGCCCCTCGTCGGGCGTCAGAACCGCTTTATCGGCCGCCGGCGCGACTTTCGGCTCTGTTTTCGGCTCCTCGATGACGACTTCGTCCGCTGGAGCGTCATTTTTCGCCTTTTTGGCGGCTTCCGCAGCCTCAACCGCGTCCAAATCGACTGAAATTTCGGCTTCTGTGGTGCTCATGGCTACCAAACCAGTCCCGGGTGGGAGATTTTGACGCGGACGAACTTGTCCATGACCAGACGACAGTTGATTTCCTTGTCGTCGGTGCTCAATAAATCGATTGCGAAGCTATCCGAGGCCTTGATCATCACCCAATCGTGAAGCGCGATCGGCACGGTGGGAAAATCACACGATGGCCCGACCTTGACGACCAATCCCACCTTCCCCTGATACTTGTCCTCATCGAGGACCCGAGGGGTCAACATGATGCCGCCCTTGGTCATCTTCGGGCGTTTGTAGATCGCGAGCAGCACTTCGTTGTTCAGGATCTCGAAGCCATCGAGTGACTTACCGAGAATGGCCAAAATCTCATCCCGCGGATCAACTTCGTGCAGCATTGCAACGTTCGGCATTATTTTTCCTCGTTCAAATCTTGGTTTACTTCGTCAAAGTAGGATTCCGATACGCGCTTCAGCGCATCGATCTGGCCAATTAGGTAATTGTAGTCATCATAGCTTTGCACGACGCCTCGGGTCTCTAGGCTCACGCGAAGGCGGGTGATTTCTTCATCAATGCGGGCGGCAAGTTTTGCCTCAAATGGGGTCACTTAGACCTTGGCGTTGCTTCCGTAGGCTTTCGCTTTCTCAAGGCGCCCGAGTCCACCGCCAGCGGCATTCTCGATCGGATACGCGCCGGGCTTGGCAAGCTTGTGCGAGGTCCGGCCGCCGCGAGCTCGCGGCATCATCGGCGGTGGCGCTCCTGCGGGTGCGGCGCCAGGAGGCATCATCGGAGGCGGGGCGCCTTGGTGGAGTCCGACTGGAGCGCCACCCGGAGGTGGGATCGCTCCGGGCGGCGGCATTGGCCCTCCCTGTTGCGGTGGATTCGGAGCAATTATTATATTTACGTTCATGCCCTTTTTGGCTTTACCGCCTTCTTTTCGAGCAAGTCGACCGCCCTCTGGCCGCATCCCTTGGAGCCTGCCGTCGAGTGCGCCACCCGACGCCTTGTGCGGCAAGCCTTTCAGTGTCTTCGCGAGTCGAGCGCGTTCGCCCTCTTTGCCACCCTTTGCGGCTGCGATGTTCAGTTTCTTCGCGGGGATTTTCTCACCAGACGGGACGCCTAGTTCCTTGTGTAGCGCCCCCGGATGTTTTACTGCCCCAGCAATCCAATTGCCGCCGCCAGACTTGCGCCCGACTCTGCCGCCCGAGCATTTGTCGCACTTGCAGCCCATCTTGTGCACGAGCGCGCGATCCTGCGCCTCGTCTTTGTGAACCTTGCCCCCAGCGGCGCGAACCACGGTGTGCATCGGCGCCTTACGAGCGCCCGCAGATGGAATGATCGGTGCGGAGGCTTGCGGAGGCATCGGCGAAGCGCCACTCATCGGGCCGCCGACGAACTTACCAGCGCGTCCGCCACGCTTCATGCCGCCCAAGTGCTTTTGGCCTACTCGGTCCTCGTTCGCTTCTTTGACATCACGGTTGATGTAGTCGTCAACTAGCGCGCGTCCGCCAGATTTACGCGGTTTTCGATCGGCGCGCATGGCGCCTGCTAGGCCAGCGACCTTTCCACCGGATTTGAAGTTTTGGCGGGAGACTGGACGAGGCCCGGTTTGCACGTCGCCTAACTCGCCCAAGGGTTCTCGCCACCCGCTCGCGTCGACGTCACCGGCTGGCTGACGCGTAAGACGCTCGGCCTTCAATCTGGCCTGGTTCCTGGCTTCCTTCGCCATTTCTGACATGGATATCCCTCGACAAGTTGCCGAATAGTAGTCCTACGGGTAGTCCTCGTGCAACTCGCCTTGAAGCGAGCGCTCGTGGTGACAAGCATCGCACCATTTGTCGAGGTCGATGAGGTGACGGCAGAATCCTATCTGCGGCAGCGCTTCTGTCAAAATGTTGCGCTCGTCTCTGTCAATCAGCGGCTCGTTGGCTTCACTCACGGAATCCCCTTATCGACTTCCTTGATGATCTTCTTCGCCTTGGTACCGACGCCTTTTACGCTGACTTGCTTGCCTGATTCGCCTTGCGTCGGTGCTGAAATTACCGACTTTGCCAGATCAATAGCAGTTTCTTTTTCCTTGGCATCTCGGTCCTTATCACGATTCTCGTTTTCGGTGGAAAGCTCTTGGGCTTTCAATCCAGCTTCCTTCGCGCGCGTATGCGCGTCGAGTAGCTTAGCTTGTGCTGTGGCAACGTCGAGAGGCGAGATCGGCTCCGGACCACTTTCTGGCGCTGCAGCCTCGGGTTGTCGCGGAGCGTAATGCCCAACCCCCGCGACGCGCGCTTGAGCATCTACTGTTTTTGCATCGGCTTCTTTGGCCTTCGATTGCGCCTCGATCATATCGGCCTGCGCCTTCGTGCTCTCGTTCTTCATTTGCTCTTGGGCTTGAACAAGTTGCGGAGGCGGCTGCGAACGCGCGGCAGGAGGCACGAAAAACGCATTCGGATCAGGCCAACCGATTGCAGCGAGCGATGCCGTATCGACCGCGATCGGGTCGTATAGGTTGGGCGAAGCCTGTTGCAACTGTTTTAGTGCCACCACCTTCATCAATCGCTGCCCGCTCGAAGACGTATTCGGGTCAGCCTGCGGCACGAATTCGCAATTGTTGAGCGCTGCGAGGAATCTTGCTTTGTCCCACGGCGTTTTGGATTTGCACTTACGCTGATAGAACGACTCGGGATGCTCGCGGAAGACTTGTTTGAGTAGCTGGAATTCCTCAGCTTGGGCCGCGTGCATGCGCTTGTGCACGGCGTTCATCACTTTTATGGCCTGATCGATCATTGCCATCACAGTGCCTACGGGAACGTCGGCGCGGCCTTCTCCCACTTGAACTTCTGCGGTGCCCCCAATCCGTCTCCCCGTCTCCGCCATATCCTGCACCAAACTCATCAAGGGTGCCATGTGCGTCGTCTCATACGGCAGCGGCATCACGGATTGGCCGATCGGCATGCCTTGCGTGTCGATCTGCGCTGAGCCGCCGGGGGGCACGCGCAAGATGTTCGTGTTCTGTCGCGTGCCAGACTTCGAAATCAGGAACCCGGGGAAGTTTGCAAACATGCCATTGTCGAGCATCAAGCGCCACGCTGCCGTGATCGCGTTCGTGGAGTTGCCCAAAATATGAGATAGGCCGATATCGTAGAAGCCGATGCCAGGCACGAACGGGAACTTGACGAACTTCTTGCGCGCCGTCGGCAGGTGCTGATCGTCCTCATCGAAGTTTCGCGTGACGGCGAGTGCCTTGCGCGATGACTTGTCGATCGTGAAGATGTACGGGATCTGCAGCCCCGTCTCCTCGCGCCCCTGTTTGTGCTCGAATCCTGGGATATCGAGTTCGCAGTAGCACTCGTAAATCTCGCGCTCGCGGTTTTGCGGCAGTATCGACATGGATTCCGGCGTGATGCCTTGCTGATCCTTCTCCGTGCGCTGCAACTCGTCGGGGTCCGCCGGCATCGGATCGCCGAGTTCAATGTCTCGGTACACCTTGAGCAACTGCAGGCGCTTCAAGGTCGACGGCTTCATCATCGAGCGGTGCGTCACGCGCTGCGCGTTGGCCAAGTCGGTGGCCGACTGGTTCACGATGATGTCGTCCGCATCGACAGACTCCGAGACCGGCCGCGAGCGGATCGGACAGAAATAGACCTTCTTGAAGCCGGTGCCGCCGAACCCCGTCATGAACAGCATGCGGTCGGTATCCGGGTAGTACTCGGTCGCATGCGTCGTCAGGTAATGATTCATGTCGCGCTCGAGCGCGTTCGCGTCCTGATCCATCTTGACGGACGGGTCGTTCGAGTCGTTACGGATCTTGACTGGGCCGTCGGTCGGGAGTAATTCTGAGCGCGCGTTCGCTTGAAAGCGCAGCACCGCTTCGAGCAGTAACGGGTGCCTCACCTTCGACATGCCTTCGACGGGTGCGCCGTCGGAGGCGCCTTGCGTGTTGGGCAACTCGATTTTGAGGCCGAGGAGCCGTAGGCACAGCGCGCGGTCGTCCACCCATTCGCGCCTCGACTGCAGGTCCTCCTCGATGCCGCGCAGAAGGTCT